AGTTAACAGCAGTATATACCTTATGGGGTAAAACAAGCACCTTGGACGGAGACGAGTTCCTTATAGAAGGACGAACACCTACCAAGGTTGAACTAAACGCCATAGATGTGGAGGCTATCCGTCTTGAGGTTGAGTATAAGAACATGCAGTATCGAAGGGATCGGGCCAGAGAGTATGCAAAGCTCAACCAAGATGAGCTACGTTTTGATGATACGATGAACGGCACTACAACTTGGAAGGATGCCATCCTTGCCATTAAAGCCAAGTACCCCAAACCATGATTGAGTTAGGGGTGAGGTCAATCGCAAAGGTTAAAGATGTTGATATTCAAATTAGCGCGCTACGTGCTAAACTACAGTAAAAAGAGGTGATATTATGAGCTTAGGCCAAGAAAAAACAGCAACACTCGGCGCAATTAATGCGGTATCAGATTGGTTTCGGCCCAGATATGACGCGAGAATGTATTGAAGATATGGCCCTCCTGAGAGTATTGCAATGTTTCATGGTGTATGCATGGGACTTGATGAAATGGGTATCTGCCGCTGCAGTTGGCCCTGTTGGGTATTTTATTGTAAAGCACACTGGCGCTGGTGACTCAATTTGGGGGAATTCTGCTGATGGATTGAGCGGCGACGATGCTTATCGCGAGAAAGAGGCGAAGCGATGGTTCCGCAGATATTGGCCGTCGTTCTGGTGGTCAGTAGTACGAAACCCTGCCAACAATCTGGCGAGGTCGTTCGCGAGCGGTATCGTAACAGAAGTGCACCACGACGGGCAATGGCATTTTGCAACGATAGATGGAAAGCGCGTGTTTTTCTTCTATTCTACACGCTGGCCGGTATTGATTAAACTGGGTTATAAATTGTGGGATAATGAGTCTTTGTCAGTTGGGCGTGAGTACACTGCAAAGCTTGCCTTTTCAATTCAGCGCAGGAAATAGGGTAAACGATGACTGAAACCCCATGCAGTGAACATACAAAACAGATTGCAGTGCTTGAACAGCTATCTAATAGTGCTAATCAGGAAGTCACTATGTTGCGCAAAAGCGTGCATGATATCAATAATAGCCTGTCTGTGAGCAACACGAACCTGAGAAACATGAACAAACTGCTTGCAGATTTGACGCATAGATTAGAGCATCACATGGACGCAGAAGAAGCGGTGAACTCTAACATTTACCAGCGGCTTAAGTCGCTGGATAATGAGCTGAAACAATCGTTTAAAGAGCGCGACGAGCGGCTGAATAACATCGAGAAAACACAAGTGAAGTACGGAGCATACATGGCTATAGGTGCGTTTGGTATATCTATAGTTGTCCAATACATTATGAGGATATTAGCATGAAGGACTACGATCATTTCTCAGCGAAAGAGCTGCGATGTAAATGCGGAGGCTGTGATGGAGGAGAGATGGATGCGGGATTCATGGAGCGGCTTGTATTTATTCGCGAACAGACAGGCATCCCAATGATATTGAGTAGCGCTTATCGTTGCCCTGAATACAACAACCAGGTTAGCCACACGGGCAGAGACGGGCCGCATACCACTGGCAGGGCTGTAGACGTACGCATTAGCGGCAGAGACGCGCACAAGATATTACGCATGGCTATGGCCGTGGGTATGACTGGTATTGGCATTGCGCAGAAAGGCGAACATAAGTATCGGTTCCTGCACATTGATGACTTGGAAGGTGACACAAGGCCTTGGATATGGAGCTATTGATGCTTGAATTCGTCGCGCCGATTATTGGCGTATGCGTACTGATAGTTATGGCGTGCGTGTGGATGATGAACGATGATTGATTGGGCAGACATGAAGTTTCCACCAATTAACTTGTGGAATGCGCCGAAGCGCAAGGAGTAGTGATATGACAGTTGACATGGTCTCACTTGTATTGTGCGGCATTGCTGTTTTTATTTTTGGTTTTCTGACTGGTGTTACGCTTTGCGTTGAGCCGAGAAAGCCATCTAAAGTAGATTGATATGGGAATACTCGGAAATCTATTCGGCACTGAAAAAGCTGTTGATAATATCATCGATAAAGACAATGGCCTGTTGACCCAAGTTGGCAATTGGGTAGGCGGATTCAACTACACAGATGAAGAAAAAGCCGAAGCTCGGACAGCAAACAATAAAGCAGTCATGGAATTTGGGCTGCAACGGCTGAAAGCACTGGAGCCGTTTAAAGTTGTGCAGCGTATCCTGGCGTTTGCATCTACCGGGCTTTGGGCTTTTGTTGGTGTCAATGTTGTGGCTGCAATATGGATTGAAGCACTTTACCCGGCAATACAAGTGCGCGACAAGATGATGGCTTTTGCCATGAGTGACTACGTGTTCTGGCCGGTTGTCGTGGTGTTCGCGTTGTACTTTTCAGGTGGTGTTGTTGAGTCAATCAAGGGGAAGCTTAAATAATCACACTTTAGTCTAGTCCCCGCCACCATTACCAATCATATCAAGTATATGGTGCGGATTCATAACAGTGACATCGTCAGTCTTATCAACTTTCAATTTATCAACAAGCATGTTGATAGAATATTCAGCACATTCAAGGATCTCATTTGATTGTTTAATGCTGAACAGATAACCCTCAATTCTACTCAGTGTTAACAGTACGCCGAGCGCTTCTTCTTTTGTTAGTTCAATCATTCTTAACCTCTCTGACGTGCATTAGCTGATCTCTCACAAGTTCTGCGCTTTTGCTATCTCTCACAAGCCTCATGTGCAGACGGCAGTTATCTCGCAGCCAGTCGCCGGCCATATCTACCGCGTCTATCAACTCTTCTCGCTGCTTGTCTGTTAACTTTTTCATTTCATAATCTCAAGTACAGCGGCGGCAAGCGCTAGCTCGAATGATCTATGCCCTTTTCTTGCTATCTGATTCATATGCATGGCCCTGTAATCACTTGTTGATTGCTTTTTGATTACTATCTCCTGCTTGATCGGCCTGCCGCAGTAGCAGCAGTATTTCATGTGATTCAACTTAAGTGTTCCGCAAATAAGAACAAAAGCATCCCCACAGCTTGTAGAAAATACATCTGACGAGTCACTATCCTGACTCCATGTGCATGTCACTGGTTTATTATTGTTAGTGATTGTCATCACTCTGTCCTTTATTCCTTATTTCGCGCAGTTCGCGTTCGAGCCGTGCGATTGCTTGCATGTGTAGATCGATTGCTGTTTTTATTTCTTGCTCAGTCATATATCCACTCCATGCATGGCAAGCACCTCGTCTAGGATGTTGGTTTGAGTGGGTGGTATGGTGTCAACGCAGTGCTGTATTGCGTCGTCATACCAGTAGATGCGCTTCATAACCTCCGGAAACTTAAGCAAAATTGCCGCGAATTGGGCGAGGCCGCCTGTTGTGTCGCCAGCGTAAGGCTCCAAGAACCATCCAGACATCCCATGTCTAATGGTGACAACAAGCCTGCCCGTTTGACTGTCATTGCCTACGTCCCACCCCATAAGCTCCGCTAACTTTAAACTCTTTTCTTGTTCAGTCATTATATTGATCCTCAATTAACCCATATATTTCATTCTCAGACTCGGATGACAAATATGGCAGGATATCACGGCCCATCAGCCGAACATGCAGCAGTTCAAAGTCTGGCGTTTCCGGTGGGTCTTCACGTGTTGCAGAGCGATATGCTCCAGTGCGCATTATTGCCACTTCAACCTCGAATTCATCAGCGAATAATACTATGGTGATCGTGTGGTCTCTGATTTCTACTGTTGACATGTTGTAGCCTCAAAGTTTGAAAAGAACCGCAATAATTCGCTATATTCCCCGATTGATAGTGATTCACACTGCGCAGCCGCGAAAGCTACGTGCAAGCGTTGTGGGCCGCTCTTTGAACCGATATATGCATTCTGGTAAAATTTTAGCATGATGTTATCTCCTTTGTCTCTTCTCTCTCTACATCTCGAATTATTGCATAGTCACAAAGCCCGTGTCAACAGTCCATTGTTCTACGGCTTGCATTGCTGCATCTGCACCAAGTGCCACACATACCAAACATCCATTTTCTATGCAGGCATTCAGGTAGGCAATCTGCTCTTTTGAGATCGTGCTTTTCGTGTGGTCGCGCCGCTTTAATTCAATCACGATGGTTTTGTGGTATGGTATGATTATATCACTTGCACCTTTCACCATGCCTTCAGCTTTGTGCCTGGAGTGTTGGCCGTAAGTGCGTTTTCCCTCATTCCTGATATGCAGCGCAACTTTGCCAAGTGGTGTCTTTCGTATACGACTAAAAAAAGTCACTTGCTCAACGGTTTCCGATGGGCATGGCCCGCGATATGCCGTGTCTCCAAAGATGGGTATGACTGCGGGTAGTTTCATTTGGTTGCACCCAGCACTGCGGCCGCTAGCGCCAGTTCGAATGACCTGTGCCCTTTTCTTGCTATCTGATTCAGATGCATAGCCCTGTAGTCGTTAGTTGATTGCTTTTTGATTACTATCTCTTTCTCAACCAGCTGCTTCACCACTGCTAAGCAGTCGGACGGGTTGGTGAACAAGTCAAACGTGCCGATCCATCTCCGTGTGCCATCCAGTGAAATCATGACTGCACTACCCGTCGGCAAGCTATGCAGCTCGTATTCCTTGTCTAAGCCGAGCAGTTTAGCCGCCGCCATATTTGCTTTTAACTTCTCTTCATTTGTCATTTTATTAACTCCGGTTGTCTGTCTGGCTCCTGATTGTATGCAATCACGCTCCAGAAATCTTTGTTTTTATAATAGGTGATGGTTTTGATACCTGCAACGTATGCCGCTTTGAAATCTTCACGTTTCTTTTGCGCGCTCGGGTATGGCAGGTCTGGCATGTATAGCTTTACGTTGCGATTAGCAAGCGTAAACTCTGCAACGTGCATCGGGTCGCCTTTTTTCGTCAATGTTTCCATGATTGCCACATCCAATACCTCGTCGCATTGCGTTTGATGTGGATCTTTTTTCATTGCGATATAATCAGCGATTAATTTATCATTGGGGTCAACAATTTCTGCCTTGCACTTTCTGCAATACCTGGCGGCGATGTCGTTATCAATCTGGCATTCATGACAGTCTTTTGATGACCATCTGTAATCACAGCGATTGAGATTATTATCAACACCAAAACAGCGGCGGCCATAGTGACCGGGTATCTCCACATCTGAATCATTCTTGATTCTGTTGCCGTCCAGGTCAATGAAATATCCTTCGCTGTCCATCGGGTAGCCATCATCATTGGGCCTGAGCGTAAACTCATTCACGACATTGCAAAGTGGACAATTTATCTCTATTGGCGCGCCTTCTTTGTTGCTGTTGTATGCCGTGATCTTAGGATTAAATATATCACTATCTGGGTAATGTCTGCTTATATTGTCTGCGTAGTCCAGCACCAAGCAGTTTTGCTTATCTGGATGTGTACGCATGCCCCTGCCTATGATCTGGGATAGTAGCGCGCTGGACTCCGTGGCCCTCAGAATAGCAATGGTCTCAATATGCGTGACGTCCAGTCCTGTCGTAAGGCATGCCACGTTCACAACGTACTTGATGCGCTGCTCTTTCAGCCCTTTGATGATTGCGGCACGTTCGTCTTTCGGAGTGTTGCCTGTGACTATCCTGCTGCCGTGCGGTAATGATTCCATGCACTCTTCTGCATGCTGAACTGTTGACGCGAATACAAGCACGCCTTTACTGTCTCGTGATTGTGAAACCACATCGGCAATGATGGCGGCAGTCTTGCGGCCTTTACCCACAAACGCCTGCTCAACGCTGTCAGCCGTGAATTTATAGCCCTTCATCTGGAGGCCTGCGACGTCATAGCTTTCTGAGTTGATCGCGCCAATCTCGACCGGTGATAGATAGCCAAGCTTGATTAATTCGCGCGGGTCGCTGGTGTAAACGTTCTTTTTAAAGTACGGATCAACAGCGTTCTCCATCTCGCGTTCATTATCATATTTGTAAATGTAGCCAGTGCCGAGCCTGTACGGCGTGGCAGATAGGCCAATGACGCGCAAGTTAGGATTAAGCGCCCTGAGTGACTCCACAAGGCTTTTAATCGTTGGCGTTAGGTTGTGGCACTCGTCAATGATTACGGCGGCGCAGTGTAGCTTTTTAATTACTGCCTTGATGCTTTGAGGCGTGCAGAATATCACATCATGGCGCAAAGACTTGGAAATGCTAGCACAATAAACAGAAGCCTTTTTTCCGGTCAGCCTGAATTTCTCGATATTCTGCTCTACAAGCTCAGCAGAAGGCTGGATGCATAGAACCTTTTTTCCTGACATATCGTGAATCTGGCGCGCCACATCTGCAACCACGTAGCTTTTGCCAAAGCCCGTGGCGGCGGTCATGCAAACTGGCTCGATGTTCTGAGTTATCCAGTGCATAACCGCCGCTACGGATTCATCTTGGTGGGGGCGCAGGTTCATTTGATTAGCGTAAACTGATCAGACTCAGCAGCTTTTAGGTTTTTCTTTGCAATCTCATAATATGACGGCTTAAGTTCAGATCCAACAAAGCGACGGCCCATCTTAACAGACATATATCCTTCGCTGCCGATTCCAGTAAATGGCGATAGCACAAGATCATCTTTTGCTGACCATAAATGCATGCACCGTTCAATCACATCGAGCTGCAACGGGCATATATGACGCTCATCATCTGCATCCCTTGCACCTTTAAGATTCAGTGTCTTTGAAGCGTTAATGTCCATCCATACTGGGCTCGCATATTTCTGCCACAGATCAACCGGCAGAGCATCATATATGCGGTTATCGCTTTTGCTAATGTCTCCAATTTCATCCATTAGATCAGCATAAGTAGCACTGTGAGCGATAGGCTTATCATTAACGCCATCTTTTCTCATTGTTACAACGTAATCAGGGATTCCCTGTCTGCTCATGCTCGAATCTTTCCTGATCGTCTTATGCAGCAATCCTAGTGCCTTTGTGCGCTGCATGGCAGTTACTGGGTCTTTCCATATGCATACTTCTGATGCAAAGATAAAACCCGCGTCTTGAAACATCTTTATCAGCTCGCCTCGGAAATCTTTAATGCCAATGAATCCATCTCTCACTTTTGATGTCGGCAGATTCATGCAGTGGAACGATACTAGCCTGCCAGGGCGTGTTACCCTGTGAAGCTCTTTCACAAGATATTTAAAGTGGCGTGTAAATTCGTCATAGTCTGAACAATTCCCCATATCTCTATCACTGTTTGAATATGTATAAAGCGAAGCGAATGGTGGGCTGAATATCGTATAATCTACTGACCCGGTCTCCAAGTCTGAAACAAGATCAACACAATCAGCATTGTGCAATTCCCATCTTTCTGATTCCGTCTTATCACGCTTATAAGTTGTTTTTTCTTGTTTTGTCCCTTCTATCTCTTCTTTTGTGTATTCGTGCATGTATTTAACCATCTCTGCCCCCATATCTTGTGACTGCTTCTCTTTTCTTTTGATGTTCGCCAGTACTGCTCCCTCGGTTTCCGCTGTGATAACGTGCGCGTTCACTTCTTTTGTTTGCCCGAATCTCCAGCACCTGCGCACTGCCTGATAAAACTGCTCGTAAGAATCAGATAAGCCAACAAACGCCATATTGCTGCAATGCTGCCAGTTCATGCCAAAGCCAGCGATTGACGGCTTGGTGACTAAAACTCTTATATCGCCGTGAGTGAACCCCATGATGGCGGCCTCTTTTTTGGCATCTTTCATTGATCCGCAAACTTCAACAGCGCCATCGATTGCCGCAGCAAGTTTGCTGCTTTCCTCATTCATGTTGCACCACACTACCCACCTATCTGACGATCCATTAACAATTTCAGCGCACTTTTTAACCCTGTCATCAATTGATTGTTTCCGAGCCCTGCCTCTATCCATCAAACCTACAGCAGCCATCGGGAATAATGACCCCGTCTCCTGGATATCATGATGAACATCAACAATATGAGAATGAAAATTTAATGGCTCCAGGTCGTATCCAGAATTGTCAAAACCTAGATCGGAAGGTTTCTTAATAACTATCGCCCAAGTTGACATCCATTGCCAAAACTTAACCTTGCCATGTCCCTTCAATCTCCATTTTGAAGTATCTGAACCGTCGTGAGTAAAGAACATGGCTAGCATTTCAACAGTTGACATTACGCCCAAGAATTCAGCCTGGTTGCCAAGTTCCATAAAATCGTTTGGTGATGGTGTAGCTGTACAGCTTAATCTGTATGGGATCATCTGGCAGTCTTCGATCAGTTTCGTGCGCATCTTGCCAGTCTGGCTCTTTAGAATACTTGATTCATCCAGCACCACCCCATCGAATTTTGATAGATCAAAGTGTTTAAGCTTCTCATAATTTGTGACAGTGATTCCAGATTCTACATCGTCGCCAGTTTCGCAAAACTTTGCAGGAATACCGAACTTTTCACCTTCCTCAACTGTCTGATGAGCTACGCACAATGGTGCCAACACAAGCACATTGCCGCCTGTTTGCTTATTAACTTTGTCAGCCCACGTTAGCTGCATTGCAGTTTTACCAAGGCCTGTATCTGCAAATATAGCTGCGCGTCCGCGACGCAATGCCCATTTAACAATGACCCGCTGATGATCTTTCAGGAAACTTGGCAATGATTCGCAGTTGAATCCGCTATCAACATCCTTTTTATCTTTGTTCTTTATAAATTCGTTATATTTCATCTTACCCCCCATGATTCTGATCCATTTCCTCTGAATTTTTCCAAATCCGCACTTGGAACCAACTCTTTGATAGCTTTTGCGTATGAAATTGAACCCTTGCGCTTTGTCAGTGTTAGCTTGTGTTCGCCAATCCGGCACGGCTTGCCGTTTGCGGCTTCAACAATCTGATCTAATGTGTCAGACATTGCTGTCTTTAGTGTTTCCATTTCGTGCTTTTGCAGCAAATAATCATCAACCAGGCGCTTTAGCTCAGCAGACGGCTCACTAATGGCATCATCATAAAACTGTTTTAAGACTGGCAGGTTTTCAGCTATCCATTCAGGATCATAATTCACATCTTCAACAATCACGCCAGCTTGTGGCAAGTACGTGATAAACTTGCACAGCTTGTGCCAGGTGAAATGCATGCATAACTGCATCTGCGCATAGTAGTGCATCTGCTTGCTAATCGGCTTGACATTGTCAAAATTGATGTCATTTCGAAGTCCATATGGGCATTTAACTTCAATAAGATACTTTCTAACGACTAGACCATCTGGAGAACCGCCCGACCAATCTTCAAACGGCACAAACGGCATCGGTTCAACTTTCACGCCGTGCATTTGTTCAAACTCTGCAATTGCTACAGGCTCGTTTCGCGTTCCGTAATCCGTGGCGATATTGCCTTCAAACTTGCGAACGCCATTGATCGTGTCGCGTGCGTCCTGGGGTGTCATGTACGGCGCTAACCCTAAAGCAGCCCCTGCAATGCTTGCAGTCAATCGGCCTTTACGTTGTGCGTGCCATGCTGATGTTCCTTGTTTTATCATTTTCTATTCTCCTGAATATTGGCTAAAGCTATGCCTCTGATTGATCTTGCGCGCACTTCTCTGTGATATGCATTCCGGATAATCACACTCTTCACAACTTTTCGCAGTTTATTGCCGTTAGTTCGTGCCCGTGTTCTTAGTTGTGACTTCATAAACGGCTGGTTTGTGTAGGACGCATCGACGGCCCATTTCATAGCTACCGATGGTGACTTCATAACTCACCCCCGCACAATGGGCATGTAGCAGTTTCTTCCAGCGCCTCAGCTTTTGCGTCAGCTTCTGCCTTGTCCCAACCAGTATTCCAGATTTTGATCCTGTGTTCTGTGTCGTAATGCTTGCCCCCAATATAAGGATTAAAATCATATCTGTCTTCTGCCATGCTGTTGTCAAAATAAGCTTGATAACCTTCGCGCCTTAGCCTGCTGTCTGATATATTCATTTTCTATTCTCCTCCATTGTCTATTGTTTGAATCGAGTCACGGCAGGTGGCTGTTGATCAAAGTACCCACATCACTAGTTAATTTAATTTATTAAGCCCCTGCCGCGCTCAAACTGGTCAGGATGGGTGGATTCGAACCACCGCTCAAAGATTCCAAGTCTAAGCGACTACCATTATCTTACATCCTGTTTAAATGTGCTGGTTTTATGCAGAGCCAGCGTGCGTGTTAACTATAACTAATAGTTAAAAGCGGCCAACATCGGAGAGAGGGAGGAGGGAGGACGATGCCAGCCGCTAACTTTTTTAAAACGGGACGCTGCCGCCGCCGTTCGTAACACCACCCACTGGCAAATCATCTGCTTGCTGTTGTGGTGGTAATTCCGCTTTGGGAGATACTGCACAAATCCAGTTGCCTGATTTTTTCTTATCGTCTGTTTCCCAGACTTCAACTTTAATCAACATCTGCTTGCCAAGCAAGTGACGTGATAGGTCAGCGTCAGTTGGCTTTCCTTCAACAGACAACAGCCCACCGCCTGCATTCGTCGCAATAGCTGCGAGCATTGTCATCTGGCGCTTGCGTTTGCCCTGGTCAGTTTCTTCAACTTTGATCTTTTGAAACACTTTACGATTTGCAAATGATGCAGGCTTTAGAACTTGCCATGTGATTTTTATCGTGTTCACGCCTTCATAACTGTCCCATGCGGCACCCTCAATAACTGCCAGCAATTGCGTGCCTTTTGGAATTGGGTCAAAACTTCCGCCCAAATCTACCTCGCCTGTTGTTGTTTCTACGTCGTCAAAAAAACCCATCTTATGCCGCTCCTGTAATTTTAATTAATGGGTTCTCACCCTGTTTGATAATCAATGGCTCTGTTATATGATACCTGTTTTTACTCACGTTACTTGCGACTTTATCACAAATTAATACGCGCGTTCCGTCGCTGATTGCTTTTTTCTTTTCATTGGTAAATGTTTCGAGCTTTAAAAAGCCAACCAAATCAACCTCGTCAACGTAAGGCCGAACGCTACGCTTGCCGAGGCGCAATTGGTAGCGCATGTACGATGAGCAATCAGGCAAATCTATTGTCTCAACATCACAATGAGCGATAAATACAACATTCATGCCTTTGTCGTGCAGCATTTCAGCGCCGCGACGCAAGCGTGCATGCATGCCAGCAACTGCTGCATATCCATTGCCATAACCGCCAAGCGCAACGCCGATGCCTTTAGGCCTTTCCGGATCGTTAGCCACGACGTGGGCTGTGAATAATTCTTCCAAAGCTGTGACCGAATCAATCACTACAGTTTTATAATCGTGGTCTTCTTTGATTAGCCAGCCTATCTGCTCCCAGATGTCTTCAACGGTCGGACTTTTCGGGAATGCATCCGGGCGCTGATCGATGGGAATAGACTGCAAGCCATCCTCGGCACGAATTACGATTGGCTTGTTAAATGAGCATGCAAGCGTTGTTTTACCTGTACCAGCTTCGCCGCATATAGTGATAATCGGCGGCTTATCTTGTGGTTTTTCTATTTTTGGTGCCATGTCTCATTTAACCTCTCTCGACTCTGTTTTAATCAAATCTTCGCGGAATGTTGGCTTATTTGACAAGTTAAACACAAGCGACAATACACGCGCTTCAATTGATAGCTCTTCTTTGTTCGGACTGCCCCACTGTGATTCAACTTCAACAAATCGAGACAAACCAAGACCGTCAAGCGCGGCGTGGGCTGACTTGAGTTTATCTTTTGCCTCATTTGCGTTTTTCGCGTTGTAGTCGTTTATATCACATTTTTCTTTAAACTTAGCATTAAGCTCTTCAATTTCAGCTAGTAGTTCTTTTTTTGTTCTTTTTTCTTTCATTTTACCCCCCGTTGAAAAAATATGATAATAAGCGAACCTCGATTGATAGCTCTTGATTCACTGTACCCCATGATCGTTCAGACTCAACATCGCGCGGTGTACCCAGCACGTCGAGTGCCGCGTGGGCGTTGTCTAACTGCGCCCGCAAGCGTTCATTTTCCTTTTGCATTTCACCGATCTTGTCGGCCATTGTCTCTTCTTCCATTGTTGCCTCCTGTTGTTCTCTCTACAGGTCGAACTCTATATGAAGCCTTTCGTTTGTGCAACACTTTATCTTGCATGCGTTAGATTGTATAATGACGGCATGAACAAAACAGGAGTGAAAAAAACATGAAAACAATCTGGCAAACAAAAATCGAGGCGATTATGAAGTTAGGCAAATCACAGGCTTCAATTGCACGTTTCTGCGAAACGAGCGATTCGACCATCTTGCATCTGCGAACTGGTAACACAACGGATCCATTATATTCAACGGGTAAAAAGATTGATGACTTGATGAAAACACTTGGGCTGAATAAAGCTGAATGAGACAAGGGGCCGTGATGGCCCCTTTTTTTTAATCATTAAGGCAATGCCTGTTCTTTTTCATTGAGTATTCACATACAAGGGTAACCCCTTCATCGTAATTTAGCGGCGGCGGCATTATGCAACTCATCTTGATTCGAGACCGCCAAAAGATAACAGCGCCATATTCCACAGGTTTTCCATACTGGCCATCCCTTGATTTGTATCCATGCGCAAATCCTCTGCGGTATGCTTTTTCAAGCAAATCTGACATTTCGTTGGTGGCCATCTTTGATTTTCCTTTTTTTATTTGATTAACAGAAACGCTCTCGCGCCTCGTGCAGTTGTTGACTCTTCAATCATTCCGACATTGCAAAGCTTTGAAATCGCGTCATCAAGATCCTGTTCACTGCGATCTTTAAACCGTCCGCGCATGGCTTTTTGTTTCAGCACCCCAAAACTAACAGGCTTATCAGATGGTATATTACTGACAATGCGCGACAAAAAAGCGTCTGACTCATTATCGCTGTTTGAATTGGCAAGGTGCGTTCTAAACTTGAAATCAGCATCTACAAATGCTCTTGCATATTCAACATCTGCCACGTCTATAATGCCATTTTCCATTCCCATCAGCATCGAGATTTTAATGACTTGTTCATAACATCGGCGAGTGATTCCAACCAGGTCGCATTTCTCCTTATACTCTTCAC